TGATGGTGTAGAACTTCACTATTATACACACAAAGTTACATCAGACGATGTTTCAAATGGATATATCAATACATCTGGATTGACTGCGGGGGCAGGTTATACAGGACCACCAAATGGTTCAAATATTCTTAGTGTTCGTAGGTTGTTTAGGTTTGGTGAAAATCAAGCAAATATGTTTAATGTGAAATATCAAATGGCATTAAATGACTATTTTGGAATTAACAGAAATCTTGGAAATAGTACATCAATGGGACTTGCATCTTATGATTCTGCAAAAAGATATATTGGTTTAATTGAACAACTTTTTGAACCAGAGAAAAGTATAAGATTTAATAAGGTTACAAATAGACTTTATGTTGATATGGATTGGTCAGAGGAAGTAACCGCAGGTGATACTTATTTAACAATAGAAGCATATTCTAAATTAGACCCCACCACATGGATAGAAATATATAATGATAGACTTTTAAAAGAATATGTCACTGCTCTTATTAAAAGACAGTGGGGTGCAAATATGTCAAAGTTTGAAGGTATACAAATGCCGGGAGGTGTATCTATGAGAGGTGCAGAAATATTCTCAGAAGCAAATGAAGATGTAATAAGGATTGAAGAAAAAGTATTACTAGAATATGAACTTCCTATTGACTTTACGGTTGGATAAAAATGGCTCGAAATAAATATTTTAAAGACTATTCTGGTGAACACGATGTTATTGAAGACCTTACCATTGAGATTATAAAAACAATGGGAAGAGATATGATATACATTCCAAGGGATATTATATCCAAAGATGATATTTTTGGAGAAGATAGAATATCTAAATTTCAAAATGGATTTGAATTGGAGATGTTTATACAGTCTATTGATGGGTTTGAGGGTGAAGGTGATTTATTATCTAAATATGGATTACAAATAAAAGATAAAGTAGAATTGCTTATATCTAAAAAAAGGTTTCAAAAAGAGATTACAACTCTTACATCTATTGATAGACCAAGAGAAGGTGATTTGGTTTATTTTCCGTTGAGTAAAACATTATTTGAAATTAATTTTGTAGAACATGAAAATCCATTTTATCAGTTGGGTAAATTATTTGTTTATAAATTAACATGTGAAACCTTTGCATATGATGAGTCTATGGAAATTGAAACAGGAATCGATGATGTTGATATTATAGATGAAGAAAGAAAAGTATATGAAATTAGACTTTCATTAGGAACACAGGTTAGTTCTTCTACTTATACTAATTTTATTGAAGGTGAGACCGTATTCCAAATTTCCAACATTAGTGGTGGAACATATGCAGATGCTGATGTAACAGGACAAATTACGAATTGGGATGCTGATAATAAACTTTTATATGTTACAGGATTAGATGGTACTCTATCTACAGGTTCTTCAAACGATAGTATAGTAGGTATGGATTCTGCTGCGGAATATTTGCTAACAGGAACAGACACTACAACTACTATAATTATTCAAGACCCAGAGGATGATGAAAGTTCTGGTGATAATGAAGATTTAGAATGGGATGTAGACACAGATAATATATTCGACTTTACGGAAACTGACCCCTTCAGTGAGGGGGGATATTAATGTTTAGACCATTCTATAACGAATCTATTAGAAAATTAGTTGTTGCTTTTGGTTCGTTGTTCAACGATATTCGATTGGAACATACCAATTCAGGAGGAACAAAACAGTTTATTCGTGTCCCTTTATCTTATGGTCCAAAAGAAAAGTTTCTTAGAAGAATAGAAGAAAGTAGTTCTATATCCGACACCACAAAGGTTATGATTACTTTACCCAGAATGGGTTTTGAAATAACAACTATTGCATATGACCCTGCAAGAAAACGAAATACAATGAATCGCAGGAGAACCAACTTATCAGGTGCTACCGGTGGAGCGATGTCATATAATTATGCAGAGGTTCCATATAATTTTGATTTTTCTTTATATGGATTTGTTAGAAATATGAATGATGCACTGCAAATCATCGAACAGGTTCTTCCCTACTTTACTCCGGAATTTACTGTTACTATGAATTTTAATGATATTAATAAGAAGGTTGATATTCCTATTATTTTGAATAGTGTTAATATTGAAGAAGACTATGAAGGCGAATTTGATATAAGAAGAAATATTACTACTCAACTTGATTTTACAGTAAAATCATATGTGTATGGACCTATTCGTAAGGGTGGTGTTATACTTAAAACAGAAACTACATTCTTCGACTTTACAACAGATGATGAGAAATATCTACGTTCAGGTCCAACAGGTGCATTGAGTAGAGTTGATGTTGGTGTTAGTGGACCTTCTTATGGTTCTGCTCTTACAGGTGGAACATTTACAGATTACACAACATTTGCTAACATATATACTAGAGGTGCTAGTGCAATTGGACCAACAGGTTCAACTTATGGTGCATGGCAATGGACACAGGATTATATTGATACTTATGGAAACACATATCCTTCAGCGACATATAACCCACCGAGTTCTTAAAAAAATGGTGAAAATATGAAAGAAAAGAAAAGCGTTAATGAAAAGTTGTCTGATGCATTGGATGTAAGTTATGAAAAAGAACAAGCAAAAGAAACAAACATTGTAAAAAAAGAAACAAATTTACCTGTATCTAAAGAAAAACTGGATAAAGATTTAGAAATTGATTATAATCAAGTAAGAGGAAATATCAAAAATCTTATATCCACAGGGAAAGATGCTATTGATGGTATTATTGATGTTGCAACGGAGAGTGATGCACCAAGAGCATATGAAGTTGCATCTCAGATGTTAAAGACTGTTTCCGAAATGAATAAAGACCTAATGAATCTTCATCAACAAATGAAAACCATTCGTAAAGAAGAAATGGAAATAACAAATAACACAACCAACAATTCAATATATGTTGGTTCTACGAATGATTTACAAGATTTGATAAACCAATCTAGAAGTAAACATAAGCATAGTTCATTACCTATAATTGATGTTGATAGTGATGAGGTTAAAGATGAGTAGGAAAAAAGAAGGATATTTAGGAAATTCAAATCTCAAAGCGGCAGGAATTGCTGTTAAGTTTACCGAGGAACAGGTAAAAGAATATATCAAATGTTCTAAGGACCCTATTTATTTTATAAAAAAATATATTAAGGTTGTTTCTCTTGATGAGGGTTTGGTTCCATTTAATCTTTATGATTTTCAAGAAGAAATTGTAGATAAAGTACATAATAATAGATTTGTTATTGCGAAACTTCCGAGGCAATCTGGAAAAAGTACAACTATAATTGCATACCTTCTTCATTATATTTTATTCAATCAAGATATGACGGTTGCTGTTCTTGCAAATAAACAAGCAACAGCAAGAGAAATTCTTAGTAGAATGAAACTCGCATATGAATATTTACCATTATGGATACAACAAGGAATTGTAGAATGGAATAAAGGAAATATTAAATTAGAAAATGGTTCTAAGATTATTGCTTCTTCAACATCTGCAAGTGCTATTCGTGGTGGTTCGTTCAATTGTATTTTCCTTGATGAATTTGCCCATGTCCCAAATAATGTAGCAGAAGAGTTTTTTAGTTCTGTATATCCAACAATTACATCAGGACAGTCAACGAAAGTTTTGATGGTATCGACCCCTAACGGTTTGAATATGTTTTATCATTATTGGAGGGGTGCAACAAAAGAAGAAGGACAAGAAGGAAAAAATGAATATATTCCTATTGAGGTTCATTGGAGACAGGTTCCGATGTATCCTGGTGGTCCTTGTAGAGATGATAAGTGGAGAGAAGAAACAGTTGCAAATACCAACGAACAACAGTTTCAGTCAGAATTTGAATGTGATTTCATCGGTTCACAACATACCCTTATATCTTCGTACAAACTAAAATCTCTTGCATGGGTAAAACCCATAATATCACACAAAGAAGGATTAGATATTTATGAAGAACCCCAAGAAGACCACATGTATGTTTGTTGTGTTGATACTTCAAGAGGACAGGGACTAGATTATAGTGCATTTACAATTATTGATTTTTCTTCTATGCCATATAAAGTAGTAGCAAAATATAGAAATAATATAATTTCCCCTATGGTTTACCCTACAGTAATAAAAAGAGTATGTGAACAATATAACGAATCTTATTGTTTGGTGGAAATCAATGATATTGGTAGTCAGGTAGCAGATGTTCTATACACCGATTTAGAATATGCCAATGTGATACAGGTATCTATAAAAGGACGAAAAGGACAGACTGTGAGTGGTGGTTTTGGTTCGGGTGGTTCCTTTTTGGGGGTAAAAACTACTTCTTATGTTAAAAAATTAGGTTGCTCCGTCTTAAAAAGTCTATTAGAGGAAGATAAACTCATCGTAGAAGATGCAGACACAATCAACGAACTCATAACTTTTGTTGCAAAAAGAAATTCTTTTGAAGCAGATGACGGACATACAGACGATTTGGTGATGTCTCTAGTTCTGTTTTCTTGGTTGTCTAGGCAAGAATATTTTATGAATCTTACAAATATTGATATACGGACATCTATTTACGAAGATAAAATTACCAAACTAGAAGAGGATATGTCTCCGTTTGGTTTTATAAATAATGGAAGTGAGGAAAACGAGAGTGTATGGGATGGAGAAGATAGATGGTACAGTGAAGGACATAGAGATTCTTCGATACAAAATGGATGGTAATTATATTTATCCTAAAAGTGAAAATGTATAAATAATATCAGAGATAATATAATTAGAACCTATTACACCAGCACAGGTGTATATTTATAAGAGACACAAGGAGAATCATATGCCATTTAGTGTTAGCCCAGCAGTAAGAGTAGTCGAAAAAGACTTGAGTGCAATTATTCCCTCTACATCAAACACAACAGCAGCATTTGTTGGTAGGTTTGATTGGGGACCGATTGATACGGTAGTACAAATTAGTAGCGAGAAAGAACTTCACGCAGTTTTTGGTCCACCAAGTCCAGATGAACGAGGTGTTGATTGGTTTTGTGCTTCAAACTTTTTGAAATATGGAGACAAATTAAAAGTAGTTAGAGTAGACGAAAGCAGAATAGCAGGAAATCCTGGTACAAGTGCATATTCAGGTGCAACATCTGCCTATGTTTTGAGTGGTGCAACTTCTGCAAGATTATCATCTACAAGTCCCGGAACAAAAGGAAACTCACTACGACTTCTTACATGGAATAACGGACAAACAGAGCCTTTGACTTCACAAGGAGAATCAATATTTACCTATGCTCCAACAACCACACAAGCGGTATATGCAAGTAATCTTGGTGGTGTTTTACAAACGGGTATACCAGGCAGCACACTGGACGAATGTCACATTGCTGTTATTGATACTTTGGGTTATTTTGGTGCATCTGGTGATGTTCTTGAAAAGTGGCAAGGTCTTTCCAGATGGAAAGGTGTTAGTGACACAGTAGGACAAAGTTTATATTATAAAGATGTTATTAATAATAATTCTTCATATATTCATATCGAAGCAAGTACAAACAGAAGTATTTGGCATGCAGGTACTACAGGTGACCCAAGTTGGACATCAGAGACATCAGGACCGATAAAAGAACATGGTGTGATGGCGACAACAACAGAATCAGGACCGTTTGGCTCTTATTTTGGTAGAGGTACGAATTTTACAGAAACCCCATCTTGGAGGTTTTCATCAGGTTCTGGTTCAGGTGTTACTTGGCCGTATGAAGGTACAGCAACAGATGCAATTGCAACTTCGGCAGACAATCCAAATGTGTACAGTGTAATCGAAGCATGGAATAAGCATTTTAGAGACCCCGAATTTGTGGATGTTGACCTTTTGATTGCAGGTGCAGGAAACGAACTAATTTCAAGACACCTTGTTGATATTGCAGAACACCGAAAAGATTGTGTTGCATTCCTTTCACCACCTTCTTCCCCAGCAGGTGACGAATAT